ATACGCGCACCGTTTAATGTTATATTGGACAACGCTGGCATTAAATTTTCTGGTAGCTTAACAACCAAGCACGACGGTATTGATGCTTCTACTGGTGAACGCGTTAATATGATTAAGAAGGGTATTATTGACCCAGTATTAGTTACTAAGACGGCTTTAAAGAATGCGGTAAGTGTTGCCACCACGATTACGTCTGCAGATTGTATAATCTCTAATATGCGTATCGATGCAAGCAATTAACCACTATATAGTAATACGTAAGATTAAAGAGGCGCCGGTGAAAGTTGGTGGCCTCGAACTTACGGAAGACCAGAACAAAGACGTGCGCTATTTAAAAGCTGAAATCGTTAGCGTTGGTGACAAAGTTACGATGCTAGCACCTGGTAATATTATTAGGTACGATAAGCACGCTGGCCACGGTATTGAATGGAACGAAGATTTGTTCCACGTTATTAACCTCGGGGATGTTGTCATTGTAGAATGAAAATAGAACCGAGTGACTTGCGCGATATGAATTTGTTTAAGTATTACAGGCTCGTTAGGAAATGGGCTTGTAAGACTTACGGCATAACAGATGCGGATCTTGAACTGCTTATCTATTTAGATTGCAAAGACAGGTTTACGCGTAATGATTTTATTAACGGTACATACACCTACGCGTGGGATAAAAGACGGTGGGAACGGTTACGTCAGAACGATTGGATCGAAGTATGGCGCCATAGGAATAAAACAACGATTAAATACAGTGTTTTTAAAGTGTCACAAAAGACGCGGAGATTGATAACACGCATGTACAATATAATGTTAGGCTACGAGGATATGCCTATAGGACCTTCAAGTAAGTTTTATAAAAACAAATCGTATACAGATAAAGTCTATAACAAGGCTATAGATGATATGATAAAAGATAAAGAACGATGATGTACTCTAAACCTATTACGCAAAGAGCTAAATGTAATTACAGCTCAATGCCTGCGACACAAGAAGTAACTATTGATGCTGGTGGTAAAACACCTGGTAACTTTGAAGCTTCACCAATGAAAATGAAAGGCGGCTGCGGCTGCGGTTGCGGAAAGTAATGTTTAAACTTAAGAACAAAGGGATGCTGTTTGGCATCAATAAAGAAGCGTCAGAGCACGGAACACCAGTGTTTGAAAAGCAGTTAGGTGACGGCATACAGGCTGAAGCTAATCGTGACGGAACCATATTTGTTCAAAAGGGTTTGTCACAAGACAAAATTAACGACGCTGTTGAACACGAAAAAGTACACATTGACCAAATGGCTCAGGGTAAACTTGGTTACACTGCGGACACAGTAACGTGGAAGAAGGACACTCGTTCACCAGCCAGAGTATATACAAGGCAAACAATGCCTGAAGGTGCTCACGGATTACCGTGGGAAGCAGAAGCGTATCAAAAAACTAAAAAATAACGGGGTTTACATCGGGCGTGTAGGAAAAGGAATCGCTACCTTATTTTATTGCCCGTCCCCATTTTCACTACATTATGGCATACGTACAAGAATCTTCACCTTTTAATAAGCTGAAGAAAACAACAAAAGGTAAAGGACGCCACTTTTTAAGCGCTAAAGAAGGCGCTGGAATGACAGCAGCAGGCCGTAAGGCTTACAATAGAGAGACAGGTGGTAACCTTAAGGCTCCACAGCCTAAAGGCGGTAAGCGCCGTACATCGTATTGCGCCCGCTCAAAAGGGCAAATGCAAATGCACAACATTAACTGTTCGAAAACACCGGACAAACGCATCTGCGCAGCACGCCGTAGATGGAACTGCTAATAAGAAATAAATATATATAATGGGACAATACAATCAACAACCAGATTTTGCTACTATAGCAACTACTGTAACTAAAAGTGATACAACGTTTTTAGATGGCGTAGCACTTTACGTAGGTACAGGCGGCGATGTGCACGTAATCATGAAAAACGTGGAAAATACAGGCAGCAAAGTAATTATTTTTAAGAACGTACCTGCGGGATCGTTTTTACCAGCTATTGTAGACTACGTTAGAGCAGCAACAACAGCAGCGGATATCGTAGCGGTTAAGTAGCATGAGCATCGGTTTAGGTACATACGTAGACTGGAACAGCGCTTCTAACCTAGGCGCACCGTTTACATTAACGTCCCCTGTAATTAGCGGCACAACAAGTGTCGGTAATAACTTATCATCAACTAATGGTACTTATTCTTCGGGAGCTACAATTACGCACACTTACCAGTGGCTAAGAAATTCTGCAGCAATATCGGGTGCAACCGCAAGTACTTATACATTAGCGTCGGACGACGTGGGCAAAACAATAGTCTGTATTGTCACTGCTACTAATTCTTATGGAGCAATAAACGTAACCTCAAATAGTTTGGGGCCTATTGCTGCATAACCGACTTGTAACGAGCAAATAACACGTAATAATAACCATAACAATAATTCAATTATATTAAACCAAAAAAAATGAAAAAAGTGGAAGACGCAAAAGTAGAAAAGATCACAGCTGAAGAACTTGAGAAGCTTCAAGGCTTTGTGCAAGGAATGAACCAAGCTCAATTAAACATTGGTGGATTAGAAGCACAAAAAATGGAACTACTAAACCAAGTAGCCCAAATTAAAGAGATGCTAAATGAATTCCAAGCTGATTTAGAAAAATCTTACGGCAAAGTAAGCGTTAGCTTAGTTGACGGAACTATTTCTGAAGATGCAGATAATAAGGAAGATTAGTGTAGGAAAAGACTATAAGAATGACGCCATGCACTATTCTGTTGGACAGGAAGTGTATGGTGGTCATACTATAGTTAATATCATAGAAGAGGAAGCAAAGTACTCTATCTATATTCAGAAAGCTGATAATGTAATGCCGTGGAAAGACTTTAATAAGAACATGGCAGTATCTGTAGAATACGATCTTAATTGGTGATGCAAAGCATATTTAACTTTATCGTTGCACCAAAGCACGGTAGGTCTACATCGAAGAAAGATATAGGCGGCAAAGAGTTACTATTAAACACAGAAGTACAAAACCACCATTATACTAGCAGGTTAGGTGTTGTAACAAATACACCTTTAGCTATTGATTCAGAAATAAAAATTGGTGACGAAGTAATCGTTCACCATAACGTATTTAGACGCTTTCGCGACATTAGAGGCAAAGAAAAGAACTCTAAGGCATATTACAAAGAAGACGCATTCTTTGTGCAACCGGATCAGATTTATGCTTACAAAAGAAACACGGAGTGGCAAGCGCTAGATGGTTACTGCTTCGTTAAACCTATAGCAGCAAAAGAGACGTTTGATATGCATAACGAGCAGCCTGCAATAGGTATTGTAAAATATGCTAGTGGAGAGCTTGAAGAAGGTGCACTTGTAGGGTTCAAACCCGGTATGGAATACGAATTTAATATAGAGGGCGAACGATTGTATCGTATACCCACCAATCAAATTACAATCGAATATGAGTATCAAGGAGACGAAAAAGAGTATAATCCTAGCTGGTCACAGAGCTGTTGATGAACTCATTAAAGTCGCGCAAGAGAAAATCATTACTAATACAGAAGATGATGTATCTGCAGACCGATTAAAAAACGCTGCTGCTACTAAGAAGCTGGCGATATTCGACGCATTTGAAATATTAAATCGCATACAAGAAGAAGAACGCATACTACAAAACAAACCGGCGGAAGAAAAGAAAGAAGCTTTTAAAGGATTTGCTGAAAGACGTTCTAAGTAATGTACGAGCAAAGTTTAGTTAAAACCGTAGAGCCCATAAAACTTACAACGGTACATCGTTACAACAAAAGTAAGAAATGGAAATACGGTTACAATAAAGAACACGACCTTATTGTATTAAGCAAAACAGGTCAGATAGGCGAGATTATTGAAATACAAAATCTTGTTATAGCTTTACCACCAGAGCCTAAGAATCTAAACAAAGGTTTAAACAAATGGGCTGTTCAGGAGTATCCTAAAGAGCTTAAAAACATTAAGAGCATATTCGATTGGCAAACATATCCAGATGAATTTAAGAACAAGTGGGAGAGTTATATTGATGAAGAATTCAACCGCCGTGATAACGGCTATTGGTTTTATAATAAAGGCAAGCGTACTTATATCACTGGCACTCACTACATGTACTTGCAGTGGAGTAAGATCGATGTTGGTAATCCAGACTACAGAGAAGCCAATAGACTCTTCTTTATATTCTGGGAAGCCTGTAAGGTTGATACAAGATGTTACGGAATGTGCTACCTTAAAAACAGACGGAGTGGATTCTCATTTATGGCATCAGGTGAAACTGTCAACCAAGCAACTATCTCAAGTGATGCCAGATTCGGTATCTTATCAAAGTCCGGTAGTGATGCAAAGAAAATGTTTACCGATAAAGTTGTACCAATTTCCCTCAACTACCCGTTTTTCTTTAAGCCTATACAAGATGGTATGGATCGACCGAAGACTGAACTGGCATATAGGGTTCCTGCTTCTAAGCTAACACGTAAGTCAATACAGTCGCAAGAAGAAAGAATACAACTGGAAGGTCTTGATACAACGATTGACTGGAAGAATACAGGGGACAACTCTTATGATGGTGAAAAGCTTAAGCTGCTTGTGCATGATGAAAGCGGTAAGTGGGAAAAGCCTGATAACATACTAAACAACTGGCGCGTAACTAAAACGTGTTTGCGTCTTGGTTCTCGTATCATTGGTAAGTGTTTAATGGGTAGCACATCGAACTCTTTAGACAAAGGTGGTAACAACTTTAAGAAGTTGTATTTAGATTCAGATGTAACCAAAAGAAACAATAATGGTCAAACAAAATCGGGATTGTACTCGCTCTTTATACCAATGGAGTGGAACTATGAAGGATTTATTGATGAGTACGGGCAGCCGGTATTTAATACACCTGAAGAAGAAGCTATAGACCCACACGGTGATAGCATCGAGGTCGGCGTTATAGATTACTGGGAAAATGAAGTTGACGGTCTTAAACAAGACCAAGATGCTTTGAACGAATACTACCGCCAGTTTCCACGTACCACAGACCACGCTTTCCGTGATGAAAGCAAGAATAGTATTTTTAACTTAGCAAAAATCTACGAACAGGTTGATTATAACGCAGACTTGCGTAATACTAATACTGTAACCCGTGGGAGTTTTCAGTGGGAAAACGGAGTTAAGGATACTAAAGTAGTGTTTATGCCAAACCCCTCAGGTCGCTTTAATGTGTCTTGGGTACCTGGTTTAAACTTACAAAACAAGTATACAGTTAAAAACGGTATCAAATACCCAGGCAACGAACACGTCGGCGCTTTTGGGTGTGATAGCTACGATATTTCAGGAACGACTGACGGCAGGGGTTCCAAAGGTGCATTGCATGGATTAACTAAATTCACAATGGAGGATGCGCCACCTAGTACATTCTTTTTAGAATACATAGCTAGGCCTCAAACAGCAGAGATATTTTTCGAAGACGTGCTTATGGCTTGTGTCTTTTACGGAATGCCAATACTTGCCGAGAATAACAAACCAAGGTTATTATACCACTTTAAAAGAAGAGGTTACCGGGGTTATTCGATGAACCGACCTGACAGATTATGGAACAAGCTTTCTATAACTGAGAAAGAAATAGGTGGAATACCTAACTCTAGTATGGACATGAAGCAAGCACACGCTGCTGCTATTGAAATGTACATCGAAAACCACGTAGGTGTAATAACCGAAGGTGAATACGGTACAATGTATTTTAACGATACGCTAAACGATTGGTCTAAGTTCGATATGAACAACAGAACGAAGTACGATGCTTCCATCAGCTCAGGGCTGGCTATTATGGCTTGCCACAAAGATCTGTACAAACCGATCGGTGAACAACAGAAAACAAAATTAAACCTAAAGATTGCAAGGTTCAGTCAAGACGGTTATACTTCAAAAATAATAAAATAACAATATGGCTAACGCAGTTGTAAGTAACTTTTTCCCCAGCCAAGTAGCTAGCGACCAAGAGAAGATGTCGCCGGAGTACGGCTTACAAGTCGGGCGAGCCATTCAAAACGAATGGTTTGATGGCAACCAGGGAAGTGTAAGATTTAGAAGTAATCAAGACAGCTTCCATAGTTTGCGTTTATATGCACGTGGTGAGCAACCCATACAAAAATATAAAGATGAATTATCTATTAACGGTGATTTATCTTACCTCAATCTCGACTGGAAGCCAGTACCTATCTTATCTAAATTTGTAGATATAGTTGTTAACGGTATTGCAGACCGGTCTTTTGATATTAAAGCATTCTCACAGGATCCATACGGTGTTGAAAAGCGCACAGCATATATGGATTCTATTATTAGAGACATGCAAACCAAGGAGCTTAACGATTACGCGGCTGAAGCATTTGGTATTAACTTATACGAAAACGATCCAGCAGCATTACCTGAATCTAAAGAAGAGCTTGAGTTACATATGCAGCTCAGCTACAAGCAAGGTATTGAAATTGCTGAAGAGGTTGCTATAAACACATTATTAGATGGTAACAACTACGATCTTATTAAAAGACGTGTGTACCATGACTTAACGACTATTGGTATTGGCGCTGTTAAAAATACATTCTCTGAATCAGAAGGTGTAGTAGTTGATTATGTTGACCCAGCAAACTTAGTATACTCATATACTGAATCTCCTTACTTTGATGACATCTATTATGTTGGTGAAGTAAAAACTATTCCAATTAGTGAGCTTAAAAAGCAATATCCTGGATTAACACAAGACGATTTAGACAAGATTAAAAGTCAAGGTTCTCAGAACTTAACAGGT